CCGGAAACAGGTCGTGGAACTCATCGCCCGCTCGCGCGCCCAGAAACTCAAATATCCAGAACGCGAACCGCTCGGGCTTCGCGCCGGACGTGCCGCGCTTGAGCGTGATGCCCGCTTCTACGTAGTCGCGGGTCGTGAGCGCCTTCCGTCCGCCTCGCTCGGCGGCAGAGCGTCCGCCCCAGAAAATCACCGGCTCCCAGCAGTAGGCGGGGTTGACGTTCGGCTTGAACGACGCGAACGGCTTGAACCAGCCGCCGACGCGCACGCCTTCCGGGCAGAGCGGGAGAATCGCGCGGAGCGAAGGCGAGTGCAGCGACAGCGCCCAGGCTTCGGGGAACTCGCGCACCAGCCGATCAATCAGCGCCGCGTGTGCATCGAGCGAGTCGTAGTCGGCAGCGCGCTCATGCTGGTGCCCGTAGTGCGTCACGCCGCAGCCCAGGTACGGCGGATCAGCGTAGGCGAACCGCATCGGGGGACCGGAGACGCGCGTCATGCGACCACGCCTACCACGTCGAGCTGTGTTACGCGGTCGCAGAACGCCGGGTCGGTCCGGTCCAGCGTGCAGGCAATCCGCTGGTCGAGCGGGGTGTCGAGCTTGAGCCGCGCCCCGACGTACCGCCACGCACGCAGCTCATGGCCGAAGTAGATGGTGCAGGGGCCGGGGTATTGACTGCGGCGCAACTTGACGAAATCGAACGCCAGGTTGTGCCCCCGTCGCATAACCGACCGCACGACGCGATATGTCCCGCGCGGTGACACGAGCACGTCGCCGGGGCGCACGTAGGCGAACCAGTCTGGGTCCGTGCGGCGGGGCATCCCGGAGCGCTTCACCAGTTCAGTCTCCCTCGCCGATGCTCGCATCTTCCCTAAGCGAACAAGCGTGCGCTTCCGCGTGGGCCTCACATGCTCCGTGGCTCCCGACCGAATAGCCCGGCTCTCCGCGCGCAGCTCGCGTGAAGCGAACCTCGACGGTTGGCGTGGCCTTGCAGTCTCCGAATGAGCACGGCCAACCGTTCTTCGCGATCAGCGCGGCTTTGCCGGGGCGATGGATGTGAACCGACAGGACCTGGCCGATCATCGCGTAGCCCCGGCCGGACTGGCGGATGCCAATGGAGCAGTACCAGCCGTCATCCTCACTCGCGTATCGCGCAGACGCCTCGAATCTCTGCCCGTCGATGTCGCGCTTCACCTTGATCGTGTTCACAGTCGGCTCCTGTTGCGGGATGTCGAATTATAACGTAGATTATAAGCTGGCGCAAGAGCCGGATGCAACGTACCTTCTAAGGCATGGTCACTTGGAACCTGTCCGAAATCGCGCGGCTCATGGCGGCGCGCAGCTACCCTACCCGTGCCAGTGTCGGCGAGGCAGCGGGGCTGTCGTTGCCCACCATGTACAACATCACGGCGAGCGGCCCGCTGTCCCGGCTGGACATTCCGACGTTTCAGGCCCTCGTGCGCGTGCTGAAACCGGCCAGCCCGTGGGACCTGTTGACCTACACCCCAGACTAGCGGGCTCCCGTGTCCGTCGGACCGACCGGAGGAGCGCGTCATGCGGACCCTCCGGCAAAGAGCGGGGCGTATTCGCAAATGCGGGCGCGGGCGATCTCGGCGTACTCAGGCTCGCGCTCGATGCCGATGAACCGAAATCCCTCAGCGACAGCCGCGCGGCCCGTGGTACCCGAGCCGGTGAACGGATCTAGGATCAGGCCGCCGGGCGGTGTCACCAGCCGGCAAAGCCACTGCATTAGGTCGAGCGGCTTGACTGTGGGGTGGTGGTTCGCGCGCGCAGTCGAGTGCGAGCCTGGAATGTCCCACGCGCGGCCGTTCGGTTCGTCGGCGTGCGGTTTCCGCTCCGTGAAGCCATCGAGCCCCGCGTTGCGCTCAGAGCGAGACGCCTTTGCGGTGTAGAAGAACCGCGACGCGCCGCCGCTGTCGCCGATGCTCTGCCACTCGCGGCGGTCGGTGTATTCGCCGTAGGTATTGAGCGCGGGGCGCGATGGTTCGGCGCCGGTCAGGCTGCCGCCGGCCTTGCGCTCTCCGCTCTGTTCATCGAGCAGCGCTGCAGCGCCTTCGTCGAGCACGACGTTTGCGGGCCAGCGGCCTTGATCTGTGACGCCTTCGGCGTGCGAGCCCGCAGCGCCGCCGCCATAGATCCCGCTTGGACGATCCTCGCCGTGGCAGACGCGAAGCGGTCGGGCAGCAGCTTCGATTCGGCATCCACCAATGTTCAGCGCGCCGGTGCCGTGTTTCGCGAAGTTCGCGGCGACCGTTCCGGCCAGCGGCTTCCGCGCAAGAATGATCGGCTCCCAGCCCGGCTTGAGCGCCGTGCCGCCCCACTCGCCGTTGTGCGACTTCGGAAAACCCGAGCCGTACAGCCAAGAGAGACAGTCGCGGATCTCCCAGCCAGCGTCCTCGATGGCGCAGATCAGCCGGTGGTATGTCCGTGTTCCACCGAACGCCACGAGATGCGCGCCCGGCTTGGCGACGCGCAGAGCTTCCCGCCAGAATGGTTCGCCGGGCAGGCCGTGGTCCCACGCCTTGCCCATGAATCCGAGGCCATACGGCGGGTCCGTCACAATCGCGTCAACACTCGTCGCGTCCAGTTTCGGCATCTCCACGAGGCAGTCGCCGACGATCACTTGCGCGTCCATCGGTCCGCTCACGCCTGCTCTCCCGCGGTCGCCCCGGACCGCTCGGACTCCAGCGCCGCGACCGACTCGGCGTCGCTCTCGGTTTCGGCCACCCCCACTCCAGCCCCTTTAGGGGGCTGAGAGGGGTGGGGGTGCAACTGGTTCCCAACCGGTTCCGGGGTGGTTCCCGGCTGGTTCCGCTGCGCGTAGCGGCTCATAACGCCAACCCCAAGTTTTTCGCGGTCGGGAGCACGAGTTTCGGCCGCGAACGGTTATCCGCCACGTCGCCCAGTATGCCGGTCGTGAGCATCCGTTGGACTTCGCGGGTCACCTCTTCGCGGCGGGCGCGGGTCGCTTCCACCACGTCGTTGATGGAGCAGCCGGGCCGTTCGGCCACGACAGCCATGATGCGCGTCGAAATCGGGGCACTCTCGCTCACCGCGAGCTCGTAGTGGTCGCCGTCGAAGCGCAGGTCGTAGGAGGGCACCACGGGGACACGGCCGGCCGAGCGCATGCGGCGCAGGGTCGGGTCGGTGTCTTCCTCGGGCGCGAAGTATTCGCACACCACATCGGCGGCGGCCGTGATCGCGGTCGAGCCGCGAGACCGGCCATCCGATTTGCGCGCGTGGTGGATGAGGATGAGAGCCACCCCACGGCTGTGCGCCAGGTCGGTGAGGGGCTGGACGACGGCCGCCATCTGCGTGGCGTTGTTGTCGTCCTGAATGAGCCCGCCGCTGTACGCGGCCAGGCTGTCGATGATGACCAGGATCGGACCCACCCGATCAATGGCCTCGGCGAGTTCCTGGGGCCGCTCGCGCGGGTCGCCAGTCCAGCCGGTCAACAGGTGCATGCGGGTCGCGGCGGCATCGAAGTGCCGGAGTCTCCGGGCCGCATCACCAGGGTATTCCTCAAGGCCGACGAGCAGGACGTCTCCTGCCGCGCACGGGTCGTTGAGGAAGTAGCCGCCGCGCGTCACCGCTGCGGCGATATAGCCCACCAACGTGCTCTTGCCAGACTTCTCGCGCGCCGCGAGCAGCGTGCTCCGTCCCGCCCATGCGAGCCGCGGAACGATCGGTGGTGGCGGACGCATGATGCTGTCGTTGTTCCACAGCTCATCAAGCCGCCACAGCACGCGCCGCGCGCCGGCTGCTGCTTCGGGCGTCCATTGGGGCGTCTTGTCGATCACGTCTTCCATCGCGTCGAGGTCCCGCCCCATCGCCAGCCAGTCTGACACGTCGCCCTTCGGCGGCAGGTCGGGGAGCAGCGCGATCTTCACGAAACACTTGCGGGCGTGGAGCGACGCCGCGACGGTTTCCGCGTGTTTCCGCCCTGGCTCATCGTTGTCGGGCAGGATCACGACGTCCGCGCCAGCCAGCACGTCCGCGTAGGACTCGCGCCACTTGCCGGCGCCCATCGGGGCGGTCGTGGCCGCGTAGTCGTACTGCGCCAGCGCGTCGGCGTCCTTCTCGCCTTCGACCAGGTAGATCGTGCGCCCGAGCGCCGTGGCTTCGATGATCGCGGGCAGCCGGTACAGGACCGGCTCGATGCCGTCGAGCTTCCAGATCCAATTGCCCTGTCCATCGGGGCGGCGCTGCCGGAAGGTCTTGCCGCCATCCGCGTACTGAAACCGGCAGGTCTGGAACAGCAGCTTCCCGTCCACGTCGGTGTAGTCGTACGTCGCGGTGTGGCGCGGACGCTCCGCGACGCCCTGTGCTTTCTCGGCGGGTGGCGCATTCAGCGGAGCCACCGCCGCGGCACGAACTCCTGCTGGGCGCGCGGGTGCGTCCGAGAACAGGTCGCCCATCGTGAGCCCGAGCGCGGCCACAATCGCCGCCGTCGCGCAGCCCGCGTGACACCGCATCAGCGCGCGCCCATCCGTGCCCTCTTTGATCGAGAGCGAGCGTTGGCGGTCGTCGTGCGCGGGGCAGAGCGCCATGTAGGCGCCTGCCCCCGCTGGCTTGACGTCCTTGAGTTTGCT